TAGTATTTTATAATCAACTTACCTTCTAACTTATCTATAACTTTCTGAACATCATCTTGATAGTATTTTATATTAGCAGTTGGTGTACCACTAAACACAGTATCATATCTTAGTCCAACATAAGCCTCATTCAATTCTAAAGTATAATGAACTACAGTCTTACCTTGCTTTACCAAATGAGCAGCCAGAGATTGTAAGCACCAAGTCTTACCAACACCAGCAGCAGCAACTAATACTCCTAACTCACCACCAGCTAATCCACCATCCATTACATTGGTAATAGAATCCCAAGGTGTTGGTAATGTCTCCCTTACTGATTCTGTAAGTCTGTCGTTTAGAGATATAATATAGTCATGTCCTAAATCTCTTTCACTACCAGCTTTCATAGCCGCATCAATTATTACCTTTATCTCATCATATTTCTTTTGTTCTAATAAATCAACCGATTGCATAATCGATTCTTTAATAACCTGATTCTTACAGAAACCTAAAGTCTCCTGTTTTACAAACTCTAAATCAGTAGCCTCTATGTTTCTCCAAGCTTCTTTAAGATTCTCAATGATAGATACTTTTAATATCTCATCATCCATTTGAGTTATTTTTATTTTGAGAACTTCTAATGTAGGAGCTTTTCTAAACTCCATAAAATACTTACTAACTTCTTTTGTTAGCCATTTATTGGCATCCGAATCGAAGAACTCTGGTTCTAATATATCGCTTATTGTTTGTATGAACTTATTGTCCGACAGTAAAGATGAGATTATCTTTGATTGAAATGTCGGACCGAATTGATTAAAATTCTCACTCGCCATATAGTTCTCTTCTTTGTATTTCTTTTAATTCCATTTGTTTTTTCCTACGGTAGCGTTCTCTAGCTTTTGCTTGTAGAACAACCCTATTCCTGTGATAATATTCCATAGACCATTTACGCTGTGCTTCTCTACGTTCTTCTTCTGAAATGTATTTACGTTTTCTTCCCATATGTTTTCTCAGCCATTTGATTGAGTTTAGCAAAGCATTGTACTAACCAACTATCCATATTTGGTAATGTAGCAAATAATCTATCCTCAATAAATCTCTTTTGGAATTGTATTTTATTTAACCTATTAATAGGTTCTCTGATTTTGTCTAAGATTTTAGTTTTAGCAGAAGCGCTGATGTCTACTTCATCTAATTGCATTAACCGATAATTTCTTTTCAACAACTCTTCACTCTCTTTAAGCTTTTCATCTTCTTTAATAATGTCATCTATATTAAGTATCTTATCTTCGAGCAAAAGCGGTAGTTTTTTTTGAATAGTTTTTAATCCCCAACCACGAACACCATTTATATTATCAGACTTATCACCATCTATAGATCTGTAGACAGCAAAGTTATGAGATGGTATACCATAGTCCTCTAATACTTTAGGAGGATCGTACATCTTCTTTTTCGTTGGAGACCAAACCGATACTCTGTGATTTACCAATTGAAGAAAGTCTTTGTCCGTAGACATTAAAACTATTTTAGATGTTTTTAGGATTTGTTTAGTTACATAAGCCATCGTATCATCAGCTTCTATACCCTCAATCGTAATCGATGTGATTGGAAGATAATCTAAATAATCTATAACTCTCGTTAATTGCATAATCATAGATTGGTGTTCATCTTCTTTATCATTGAAATCATAGGAACGATTGAGTCTTTCCGACATATTCCTACCAGCCTTATACTCTGGAAATACTTTTTTTCGGCGGTTAGACCCACCTTTACCATCAAATACTATGACAGTTCGGGTAGGTCTAATAGTCCTTATAGCGTATCCGACTGACCTAAGAAAACCAACTATTCCCCCAACATGAGCTCCGTCATCATTGAGAGTTGGTATAGCGCTAAAACATCTTATGAATGTATTTAGTCCATCTATAATCAGTACCTTATCATCAGGTTCTTCTGAGTCTAATTTACCGCCTTTGTTTTTTATCTCTTCAAGTATCGAAAGGTATTTGGCATTAGTCACCTAACACCTCTTTTGTAATTTCTACATCATCAATACCTAAATCAGCTTTGGTGTATTTTAGTATAACTTTGTCACAGATAAGTTTATAGCAATAAGATTTAAACTCTTCATCCTCTAACTTCTCAGCCCAATCCTTAGATTGAAACTTAATCTCCTCACCTTTATGGTCTTTCATAGTATACCAAGCACCACCAACCTTTACACAATTGTGGTCTTTAAGAACTTGTAACCAACTACCCTCATCATCTACACCACTTTCAAAGTAGAGTGGAAACTCAGCCTTTCTTAGTGGAGGACCCAAACGATTCTTAATCACTTGAGCCAGAATAGTCATACCAATAGTATTCTTTTTACTATCTTTAATCTGTCCTTTGTTCTTTAGTCTCACGCGAGTTGATGCATGAAAAGGAAGAGCCTTACCACCTGATGTAGTCCAAGGGTCTCCGAACATTACTCCGAGTTTTTGTCTTAACTGATTTGTGAATACCAAAGCAACTCTTTGTCTACCAATCATCTGAGTAATCTTTCTCATAGCCTTTGATATGATAATAGCCTTTGAAGTAGCCCAACCATCTTTGTCATAGTCTGCATTTAATTCAACCTTAGTTGTAGCAGCAGCTAATGAATCTACTAAGATGGTTACTAACCTATCCTTATCTGATTCTCTAACTTTGGTTACGATTTCTTCAATAGCTTCAAATATATCTTCTATTGTTTCCAAATGAAGATACAACATACTATTAATATCTACACCAATAACTCCTAAGAAATCTTCACTTACTGCTGTCTCTGTATCTATGTAAACAGCGACACCACCTTTCTTTTGAGTTTCGGCAAGTAGATGGGCACCAACTAATGATTTACCACTACTTTCCAAACCATTCAATTCTGTAATCCTACCAACTGCAATACCACCATTAGGGCGATTTGAAATTGCTAAGTCTAACATTGTTGAACCTGTTGAAATGTATTCTTTTATATCCGTTGGTGTATTGTCTGTACCATCTAAGAAATAAGCAACCTTATAGTCTTTGAATTTCTTATTTAAAGAGTCGGCAAGAACTCCAGCTAAATCGTCTTTAACTGACATATAACTTCTCCTAATTAAATAGTGGGTGTGTCCGGCTTTGTAAAGAATCCTTCGCACACACTCGGTTTTATTAGTGTTGGCTTCAACACCCACTACACTTTATTTACTTATTAAACAACTCGTCAAATGCTGCGCTTGTATCCTCAACCTTAGTTGATTCAGCAATTGTCGCTGAAACAGGAGCTGCTTCTTTTTTAGTGTCATCACTACCCTCTTCGCTTGGATTCAACCACTCATTAAGAACACCAGTTAGTTCCTCATAAGATAATTCCTGATATAACTCAGCAATATTCTTTTGATTATCCAACATAGCTTCAAGCTTTGCTTTATCCTCAATGATAGGTGTTTGATTCGGTTTAACACGAATGGAAGTTGATGGAAAAGATTTACCTGTTTCCTCAGCTGTTTTGAATTCGACAGCAACATCACGACCACTTACAGGATCGGTAATATCACCATAGTCTGGATCTGCAATTACAGAAAGTAATTCTTGATAGACTGTTTTACCAAAACCCCAAAAACGAACACCTTGAGCTTCTTCACCTCTAACGATTACTGGAGCAAAGGTTCTCATCTTTGATTCCAATTTACGAGCCATTTGGTATTCCTCACGATTGCCACTCGTTTTAAGTTTTTGAGCAAACTCTTCGATTGGATCAGGACGACCATATGTGATTGGTGATAGATAGGTTTTGTTATTCAAACCGAAATGAAAAAACAACTCAATGAACGGATTATCCTTATTATGTTTATAAGGTAAAACACGAATCACTTGCTTTCCTGGTTGTGGTTTCCATAGGTTTGAAGTCCTATTATTTGTGGTTTGTAGCTGATTAAGCCTATTACGAATAGAATTAATATCCATTTTTCATTCTCCTATTTTATTATTTATTTTTCATTTTTCAGTTACTTTGTGTAACCTTTAATATATATCACCTGTAATAGTGAAATACAATTATTTTTTTAATTTTCTTTATGATTTTTTGTATCAACGATGCTGTGTATCTTTGTTGGTATTTTATTTAGTCCGCTGTCGTTTGTAAGCAATAAACTATTCTGATATTGTTCCCACGGTATAGGAAATCTCTTATCTAAAACTCCGTTGTTCAAACTTCTTATTACTTCATTGAGTGCGTTGATTGTGTACAGAGTGTTACTCTGTTTCTTTCTGTGTAAAGAAATAGTATTTGGAATATCCTCAGGATGATTATCAGAATCATACTCAACATTATATGTACAGATAAGTTGATTTCTCTCTTTTATATTTTGAAACACATATATCTTTTCATATAATATGTCATTACATAATACAATAAGTTCTAGAATATCTTCTAGCCTATCTTTTTGAGTGAATGTGCAGAGTAGTTGAGTTTTCATTATAGATTATACTTCTTTGGTCTGTTGTCTTTTTCTGCGTTCACTAATCTACCAGCTCCAGGATTCTTACTTCTACCATCATCTGAAAACCCGACATCATATGTTGGTATAGCATAAGCCAATGTATCTATCCCATCAGAACTACTTATTTCTATTCTTCTTTCTGCTACCAATTTAGCTCCACCCTTATCAATTTTTTGAGATAATACGCTATCATTACCAAAGTCCTGTACATCAACTGCATTATTATAAGCCATATGTGTTAAATGTGTATTAACATAATAACTCTGCAACCTTTGTCTTATTATCTCTTTTTGTTTATTTTCCTCTTCCATAAAAGCAACATACTCTGGATTACTTTCTTTTTTATGTGTGGGAGCAGCTTTTGCTCTTCTCTTTGTTATTGTATCTAAAGCAACTTCTACCTTTGATTTAGGGTTTTTATTTATAGCAGCTTCTAATACCTCATTTATCATTTTTGAATCGACACCAGCTATTTCGGCTGCCTCCGCTTGTCTTTTTCTATAATCATCGTGATTTACATCGTCTGCATATATCTCACTATTTGAACTTGACATATCTAATATAGCTTGTTTTTTCTTACCATCTTCATCATCCATCATTACAGCCTTTTTTATCTTTGAAGTCAATGCACTAGCACCACCCTTACCTTTTTTAACACTAAGACCATCTAATGTTACAAATTTAGATTTGGAAGTTCCTTTACTTATTTGAAGAACATCAACTGTTTCTAATGTTGAACTCTCTGGCAGTAAAACACATTTTCCATCTTCTGTTCCCTCACCATTATTGTGCATCGCACGGATAGCAGTATAGACTTCAGCGAAATTAGCCCAACCCTCTTTTAACTTATCATCATTAGCAAACTCAGACATAGTTTCTTCAAAAGCATCAAACCATTCTTTTGGATTATCAAAACCAGCAGTTCCACCATTTGGATTAGCAGCTGCGATTGCCCTTAATTTATTCAAAATTCTTTTTGTTGAATCTGGCAAATCTGCAGCAGGTACTCCTTCAGCAATATCCTTACTCCCTAACGTATCAAATCTGTCTAACATATTGACTAGAGAAGATTGTATGACTGTCTCTCTATTCTTTGGATTATCAGGATAGACTCCCTCATCCATATCAATAAAGTCCATATCACCCAAAGCTATTTTCTCAGCTAAGTCTGCCATCTCTCTATTGTTTTGTGCAGCTTTTTTATATTCATCACTACCCTTTTCAAAATCATCCAAGTTTTGTTTGTCTATAGTCAATTCGCCTATACTTACTGAATTTGTAGTTCTAGCCCAATCTTTTAATTCTGATTTAGCTTGTTGTAATTTTTTGTATTCCTCACTACCTCTTTTTATACTCTTTTTACCACGAGCATTCATAACAATCTTTTCAGCTTGCTTTATATCATCAGTTTTTTCTACACCTAAAGTTGGTTTTTGTTCTATAATCTTTGGCTTTCCATTCTCATTATAGATTTGATTTGGAGCAGTTTTCTTTCCACCAAAAGTTGAAACCCTTTCTGTTGTTAGTCCTGATTTTTGTAGGTTTTTGTGAACAGATTTTGATGCACCACTTTGCCCCATTTCAACCTTTTCAGCTTTTTTACCTTTTCCAGTAGTTCTT